TATTTGTCTCAGAAGATAGACCACCATTATGAAACCAATAAAACGAAAGATAAATTAAGTTACCAACTCTTGTATAATATGCGTACCTAGTATTAACAGGTAAAGCAGAACCACCTTTAGTAATATTGACTGTCCAAGTACCCTCTTCATAATCGTCCAAAGCGTTAGCGGCGGCGGTGTCTGTGCCAAAGAGAATACCTCCAAGGTTAGCATCTAACCTTACCGCATTTGTACCATCATTTTTCTGAAGGATCAATTTAGCATTGCCCGTAGTGTCTTGCTGGAAGGTAAAGTTTCTGTTCCCATTGTCATTAAACAAATCTAATGTGTTGTGAGTGGTATCATTTGTGTTCTGTATCTTAACAGTAGAAGAAGATGATGGAGATGAGCCAATACCAACATTATTTGAGCCATCAACTGTTATAGCATCGGGTATGTTAATTAAGTCTGTTTGCTTACTCATTAGGTTTGCTCCAGTACGCTCACAATTACATCACAACTTGATGCTGTGTCACTTGTTACTACAATAGTGTCTGTTGTTTCTAAGATGACTTTACCATCCAAGACTGAGAGAGATGCACCAGAAGGAATGGGTACACTCTTAACGAGGTAAACACCTGCTGCCTGTACATCGACTTTAATCTGTGATGCTGTTGTATTTGCTAAGTTACAACCGATCATCACTGATGTAGTTGCTGATGGTACTGTATATGTAGTTGTAGCACCTGTACCTACCGATGCACTTGTGTAGTTCTTAAATGTATTTGCCATTGTTTATTATCCTAGAGCTATTGAAAGAGCAAGAGCATTAGACTCTGCAGTTGCTAAGAGAGTAGCTTTACTATCCCCACCTAATGTTGCAGCGTCTACGTTTAAGTTATTTACAAAGGTTTGGTCTACTCTTGCATCGATTGCTGTATTAGCCCTTGCATCAGTATAATACAGATTAGTGTTTTCTGTCAAGTCAGAAGTTGTTTTATTTCCAAATGCTGTGTTAAATCTAGCATCAGTATAATAAAGGTTAGTACCCTCAGATAAGTTAGTGGTACTTTTAGTTGCAAGCCTTGTGTCAAAGTCTGTGTTTGCACGTGCACTTGTGTAGTATAGATTAGTACCTTCTGATAAGTTAGTGGTACTTTTAGCAGTAAATGCTGAGTCGAACCTACCTTGTGTATAGTACAGATTTGTACCTTCAGCTAAGTCTGCAGTATCATGGTTACTTAAAGACGATACAGTACCAGTAACGTCACCAGTAATATCACCTACAAAGTTAGTTGATGCAGTAACTGTAGTACCTGTAATAGCCGCAGGTGTTGATCCACCTATGACTGCATTATTTATTGTGCCACCAACTACTGTTGCAGTATTTACTGCTGGAGAAGTAAGTGTTTTATTTGTTAGTGTCTGTGATCCTGTTAGTGTAGCTACAGTTGAGTCAATAGTTATTTCATCGGCATTAGCTGTTATACCAGTACCACCAATAACGTTTAGTGTAACATCATTTATTGTACCGCCACCAGTAAGACCTGTACCTGCAACTACAGATGTAATGTCACCAATAGGTACAGTAGCTATCTGTGTATCTACATAAGCTTTAACTGACTGTTGTGTAGGTACAAGTGTAGCTGAGTTAGATGTCATATCATCTTCATCAGCAAATGCTGTTACACCTATAGTACCATCAGATAAAGTACCGAAGTCTAAAGTATTTACAGTGACAGCATTGATTGTACCACCTTCAACTTTATCACCTGAGATTTGGTTATCTGCTAGTGTTAGTGTACCTGCAGATACATTCAGTGTTTTACCTGAGCCTACTGTAATGTCTGATGTAGCGATAGTAGCACCGTCTATAGTACCACCATTGATGTCTGCTGTATCAGCTACTAAGCTATCTATATTAGCTGTACCATCAAGGTAAAGGTTACGCCACTCTTTAGTCGTTGAACCTAAGTCATATGTACCATCTATGTTAGGTATCACATGAGAGTCTACTTCAGCACCTAGTGTAATACTATCCGTGTCTGCATCACCTAAAGTAATGTCTCCACCTAGTGTAATATCACCATCTACAGTTAAGTTACCTGCAAAGTAACCATCTTTAAACTTAATAGAACTAGTACCTAAGTCAACGTCATTATTAGTTACAGGAACTATTACACCATCTTGAATGCGTAACTGCTCAACTGAACTAGAACCTACATCAACAAAAACACCTACTCTATTATTAGTGTCATTAATCTCAACTTTGTTTAATGGAGTAGTGACACCGGGATCACCAATCAATCCAATGACAGGGCCTTCCGCCGCTGTACCATCATGCTTGTGACCAGTAGTGTTTACAAACGCAGCTAATAACTGATTGTATTCATCATTAGAATCTGCCGCATTGATAATATCACCATCGGTGTATGTGGACTGTCTTGTATAACCTGCCATTTAATCTTTCTCCTATCGACGTGCCGAAGCGTCAAATTCTAGCTGAAACCCTTTTAGTGAGTAAGGTTCAGAAACTCCATTATCAACAACCCTTAATGCTACAGCAAACCCACTACCTTCTACAGCTTGTCTAACGAGAGGGTTAGTTTGACCACCATAAGTAGCAGTGCCATAAGCTGATGTACCATATAAAGCTACAACTGTACTACTATCAAAAGGGTATGCCGCTGGTCTAGGTATGTTAGGGTCTTCGTAGTCATACCTTAAAAACAAATCAGAGTTTACATTACCTGTAGGTGCATAGTTAATGATAACACGTTGAAAGTTCTTACGTATACCAGCATCACCCATAGTCAAGTCAGGTGATCTATAACGACCTATAATAGTTTCTCCATCAAAAGTACTACCTTGTTCTTGTCTATATACGTAGCCATCAAAGCCACCATGTAACACAAAGATAGAACCTTGTTCGTTCAATGAGTCAGTACAAGATGGTTGTATACCTAATAGCTCACTGTATGTATAACCTTCTGCACCTCTGTAAGCTATAACACCTTTAGTTGCAGCTCTGTTTCTTGCACTATTGTTTACAAAGAATATACGGTATTGTGTTTTATCTGGTACTACTACTGCTTCAAACTCATCTACATCTGTATAGACTGAAAATAGTTCATGTACAGGTGCGGATATAGTACCTAGTTCAACGTCACCAATCTTCTCTGTACCAGCAACAGTACGTAATCCATCACGACTTAGGAAGATTATGTCACCAGCAAATTCTTTTATTGTTGAACCATTAATACATCCAACGTTACGAGATACAGGTTGTAACTGGAAGTCAGCTATCGTATTACCAACAAGTCTAAATATACGTTCTTCACAGAAGATAATTAGTGTATCACGGAAAGGAAAGATACCTGTAATAGTATCATCTACCCTTATAGAACCAGCACCATTAGCTACACTAAAGTCATTGTCTGTGTATGGTGCAGTAAATACCATCTCCTGTGGTGTAGCTGACATACCTGCAAAGAACATAGTATTCTTAAACGATGTAACATACTTAGGGTTAGTAGGTGCGCCAGTACCACTAATATCTGTTAGTGTAGTACCATCATACTTTGTTGCGTGGTTAGCACCATCTGCCCATATAATATGAGGTGTATTATTAAAGTTATACCTAAAGAAAGTGTACTTGTTTGCGTTAGTTCTACCAGTATCTATCTGTGACCAAGCACCGCTACCACTAGCCGCTTCAAATACCTTCTCGCCTCTTGCCGCTATAACTTTATCATTACCTGCAAAGTAAGCTGACATTAATACTGGCTCAATAGCAGAAGCAGTTTGAGGAACTACATTAGTATTCCATTTATTATAACCATTTATACGTCTATAGCCACCAGTAATATCAGCTTCAAAGTTTTGTAACTCTAAGGCCATCCCAGCTTCCATAGTAAAAGTAGAACGGTCTAGTACTAGCCCACCTTTACATGGAAATACAAACGGATTAATTCCTGATTGATCTGCCATTATCTAACCTAGTATAATACTGTTGAATAGATATAGTCTGTTCTATTGCCAAGTAAGCTTCTCATGTTTTTAATACCAGCTTCAAACCTTTGAAAGTTTAACTGGTGTTGTTGTGTTTCACCACGATATTGGTAGCCATATGCAGTTGCACCATCTACAATAACAGACCTATATTGCTCAGGTATTAAGGGTACATCACCACCTTCAGATAATGTAGTACCATATCCATAGTATTCATAACGTAATGAATATGCTTTGTCTGGATATGGATATAAACCGTAGTTATTATCAGGTGTTCTGAATACATAACGAGGTACTGAACCTACACCACTATTATCTTCTTGATCTATATATCTATTCAAGTAATCTTTATAATCTAATAATTCTAGTTTTCCTCCAGAAACACCTAAGCTATCATCTTTAACTAAACGAAATGTATCATAGTCAACGTGCTTAGAAGTTGCAGGTGGTGTATACCTTGTAGTACCAGCAACTAGTGTATCTGTTTGTGTAGAATGGTTGTAAGGCCAACTAAACTCACTAGTGTTAATATAGTCAATAGCATCATTGACTGCATTCTTACATTGAATTTGAAAGCCTCTAGCTGTAGCAAAACCACCAACAGACAAAGGTACTTCGTTAAAACGTGCAATAACTTCATTTGTTATATCTAAGTATGTGTATGGCATTGAGTAGTTGCTTTCAGATTAAATGTGTATAAAGGGGCCAACTTTAAGTCAGCCCCCCTACTTAGATAATTTATGCTAAATTATATTTAGCTGTTACAAGAGCTTCTGGACGAAGAATCTTGCGGCCATATAAATGCATGCCACGAACAATATCAGCAAATGAGTCTGGATCACGGTATGATTCAGTTTTGTTGATTTGTTCCGCAGTTGCAACTGCAGAGTCATGACCAGCGCATATAACACCGTAGTTAGTGTTCTGGTTTGCCGCACCTGTTGTAGATGCACCAGTACCTACTGATGGTAAGTTGTTTGAAACGTATACACGGAAACCGTGGAAGTTGTTCAACACTAGGCCATTCTTTAGGCCATCACCACCGAAGTCAGCATTTAATAGACGTGAATCTTCATCACGTAAGACTTCCATCATCACCGGGTCAATTACGATCCAACGACCTTGTGTGTCTACGTTTTGAACGTCTAGTAAACGACTCATACGTGCCACCAACATAGCTGGTGAAACAGTAGCTGTTGGTAATGCAGTAGCTCCCGGCAGACGAGCTGCAACTGGAATCGCATGATCTCCAGCAGAAGTGGTTGTAATGTTACCAAATGAACCTTTAATAAGCTTGTTCGCTGCAAGTAGTTCGTCTGAACCAGCTGCTGAGTTAGCTTTAGTACCATTTACTACATTATTTACTGCACCAGCATTTGCATGTAATGCAGACTGTTTGTAACCAGATAAGTAACCAAGAACATCTTGGTCATACTGATC